TCGCTAAGGAGGAGGGCTATGTGTCTGATATGGGTCCCCCTGTTATGAGTGGATGGGTACCTTGGCGCAATGCCATTATGGAATTAGTAAATCCCATCAAGAACTTTAAAATGACAGTGCTAGATGAAGTCAAGACTTCCTTTATCCAGGAAATTAAAGAGACTTTACCAGCAGACCAATTAAAAGATCTGATGGTTTATGATCGATTTACAGCGGTTAATGGTGCCAATGGGGTGCGATTTGTTGATAAAATGAATCGTAACACCTCGATGGGCCATCCATGGCGTAAATCTAAAAAGTTCTATATGAAGGCTGTGGAGCCAACAAAATCATGTTCTGATCCTATGGAATTTGATCCAGAGATCTATGAACGTGTAGACCAGTGCCTACAATCCTATTATAATGGACAGCGTTATTCTCCAGTATTTGCTGGGTCATTAAAGGATGAACCCAGATCAGCTAAGAAGATCGCTACAGGAAATACACGTATGTTTTGTGGATCCCCAGCTGATTGGAATATTGTGGTGCGTATGCATTACTTATCTTTTATTCGAGTTTTACAGAATAATCGATTTGTGTTTGAAAGTGCACCCGGTACTGTTGCTCAATCTAAAGAATGGCATGATATCTACTCCTATCTTAACTCTTTTGGTGGAAATAAGATGATTGCTGGTGATTATAAGGCTTTTGATAAGCGTATGCCGCCAGCTTTTATGTTAGCCGCCTTTGAGATCATTATTGAAATCTGTAAATCTAGTGGAAATTTCACAGATAAGGATATTCAAGTAATGTGGGGAGTGGCTTATGATACATGCTTTCCGATTGTAGACATTAATGGAGATTTGGTTCAATTGTATGGATCTAATCCATCAGGACATCCATTAACAGTGATTATCAACGGTTTGGTAAACTGTCTCTATGTGAGATATGCTTATCATCAGTTGAACCCCAAGAAGACAGCAGTTGGCTTTAAGAAAGAAGTTAAACTGATGACATATGGGGATGATAATGTTATGGGATGCTCTAACAATGTTCCATGGTTTACACATACAACTTTAGCTAATGAGCTGAATAAGATGGAGGTAATTTATACCATGGCTGATAAGGAAGCGGAGAGTGTACCCTATATCCACATCAGTGAAATCTCGTTTTTGAAGAGAACTTTTCGTTATGATGCTGATATTGGTTTCTTTGTGTGTCCTATTGAAGAAGCATCTATTGCAAAGATGCTAATTTGGAGTATCCCATCTAAAACAGTATGTCAGGAAGCTCAAATGATTGCTGTAC